ATGTTGATTCAGTAGAAGATGCACTATCAGCAGATGCATTGTTTAACGAGTTGACACTTGAAGATGCAAGTGGTTCATTGTCATACGAAGATGGTGATTCTATAATCACAGAATACAGACTTGAAGATACAGATGACCAAGCAAATAATGAGTTCTTTACAACACAGGCACTTTCTGGAATCATCGACTTCAGTGAGACAAATCCATTCTCAGAAGTTGACCGTTGGTGAGGTGAAGTAAATGTTTGGGCATCAGTATTATCATCAAGTTATCAGAAAGTATGTGATTATGTTTGGTAATCTGTTCAACGATATTGTTGTGCAGAGATATAATCAGGCAGGTGATCGTATCCAAGCAATCGGTGTTCCTATTGCCTACGGTCCACGCGAGAAGTTCCTTGCACGAATCAATGCCAATCCAGATTTAGCAGACGACACCGCGATTCAGTTGCCTCGTATGTCATTTGAAATGACGGGGATGACTTATGCACCTCAAAGAAAGTTAAACAGACTTCAGAGCACGGTATCGAGTGGCAGTGCTGCTAATAATCTTAGAACAAACTTTGCGTCTGCCCCTTACGACATCGATTTCACCTTGTCTTGCTATGTAAAGAATGCAGACGATGGTGTCCAGATCATAGAGAACATTCTTCCGTTCTTTACACCAGAGTTTACGGCAACAATGCGAGTCGTGCCAGAGATGCCAGACTTGCTGATTGATGTGCCAGTTGTTCTTCAAAGTGTCACGATGGAAGACACTTATGAAGGTGATTTTGAGACCCGCAGAGCAGTTGTGTGGACTTTAAACTTCTTAGTCAAGGGTCATGTATTCGGACCTGTTCAGACTAAAGGTATTATTAATCGTGTTCAAGTGGACACACATACAGATGTTGATTTAGATTCAGGTAGACAAACTCGTGTCGTTGTGACACCAGGTCAACTTGCAAATGGAGCACCGACTACAAATAGTGCAGCGTCAGTAGCGCGAAGTGCTATTAGTGCGAATAGTGATTTCGGTATTGCAGAGGACTTCTTCTTCTTCACCGATGGTCGCACTTATAGTCCGACAAGTGGTGAAGATAGTAATGGATAATAAGAAAACGAAGTTTGAACAGTCCTTGGAAGATACTTTAGGTATTGCACCATCTCCCCCTATTGTTCAAGAAGAACCACCAAAACCAGTGCCACCTGAAAAGGAGCAACTGGAAAATGATTATAAGTATGCTCGTGAGAATCTATATCAAGTAATCGAAGCGGGTGGTTCTGCATTAGACGAACTCGTGCATCTTGCAAAGGCATCCGAAAATGCCCGTGCTTATGAAGTGGTCGGACAACTGATCAAAACTTTATCAGATGCAAACAAAGATTTACTTGAGATACAAAATAAAGTCAAGCGATTGCGTGGCGAAGATTCAACAAACAATACGAAGATTAACAAGCATTGTTTGTTGGTAGCACCGCAGAACTCCAAAAGTTCATCAATCGCAGAGACGATGATGGTAATATTATTGATGTGACACCAGAAGACAATGGCAACTGAAACCTACCTAGCAAACCCCAATCTTAAAAAAGCAGGGGTTCAAATTGAATACAACGAAGAACAAGTCGCTGAATATGTTAAGTGTGCGAAGGATATCGTATACTTTATTAAAAACTATGTGAAGATTGTTAACGTAGACCGTGGACTTGTGCCCTTTGAGTTGTATCCATTCCAAGAAAATATGGTCAATATGTTCAACAAGGAACGTTTTGCCATTACAAAGATGCCTCGACAGTCTGGTAAGTCCACTACTGTTGTAGCGTTCATGCTATGGAAGATTCTATTTACAGACAACCAAAACGTAGCAATCCTCGCCAACAAAGGTGCGTTGGCACGAGAAATGGTTGCAAGAATCCAACTTGCATACGAAAACCTACCAATGTGGATGCAACAGGGGATTGTTTCTTGGAATAAAGGTTCGATGGAACTGGAAAATGGTTCTAAGATTATTGCATCAGCAACATCATCTTCAGCAGTGCGGGGTGGATCATACAACCTAATCTTCCTCGATGAGTTTGCATTCGTGCCACGAAATCTAGCAGAAGACTTCTTTGCTTCTGTTTATCCTACGATTTCATCTGGTAAGACCTCTCAGGTAATCATCGTATCCACACCAAACGGTATGAACCACTTCTATAAAATGTGGATTGATGCCTTAGAGGGACGCAGTAGTTACAAAACACTTGAGGTTCACTGGTCAGAAGTTCCTGGTCGAGATCAAGAGTGGAAAGACCAGACGATTAAGAATACATCCGAAGAGCAGTTCCGTCAAGAGTTTGAGGGTGAGTTCTTAGGTAGTAATAACGGGTTGATCAACGGTGCGAAACTGAGACAGATTCCGTTTAGACCACCGAAAATCAAACGTGGTGACTTGGATATTTGGGTAGAACCACAACCAGATCATATTTACTTTCTTGTTGCTGACGTTGCGCGAGGCATTGGACTCGATTATTCTGCATTTTCTGTATTTGATGCGACAACGATCCCATATAGGCAAGTAGCAAAGTATAGAAATAAAGACATTTTACCTTCTGTTTACCCTAACTTGATTCAATCTGTAGCAACAGAATACAACCATGCGTATGTTTTGGTTGAAACTAATGACATTGGTGGACAAGTTGCTGATACACTACATAGAGACCTAGAATACGACAATATGATTATGACCTCTGCCCGCGGGCGTGGGGGACAACAAATCGGTGGTGGTTTCGGTAAGAACTCACAAATCGGTGTCAAAACATCCAAACAAGTCAAACGAATCGGTTGTAACTCACTTAAAGAGTTGATTGAGAACGACAAACTGATTATTGAAGACTTTGACACACTTGAAGAACTTGCATCTTTTGTCTCTCGTAGACAGACGTATATGGCAGAAGAAGGTGCACACGATGACTTGGTGATGGGACTTGTGCTGTTTTCTTGGGTAGTTCGTAATGAATACTTCAAGGAAATGACCGATCATGATGTTCGCAAGATGCTCGCAGAGGAAAAGGCAAAGTCTTTGGAGCAAGAAATGCTTCCATTTGGGTTTTTCGATGATGGAAACGAAGAAGTTGTAGTTGATAATAATGGTGATGTGTGGTCACAGAGTGGTTGGGGCATCGATAGCAACAACTGGTAAATGTGACCTTTTTATAAATATCGGAGTAGAACAATAAATAATTGACCTCTGAAGGAGAGATTCACATGGCATTTAATAAATCTCCCGGTATCAACGTCAGCGAGATAGACCTAACTGCGGTCACTCCTGCTGTCGGAACTACCGAAGCAGGTATTGCGGGTCATTTCGTTTGGGGTCCTGTTGACCAGAGAACCTTAATCACAAGCGAAGATGAGTTGGTAAAGACCTATGGTAAACCAAACGCAAATACAGCAGATGATTTTTTCACCGCGGCAAACTTTTTGTCGTATGGCAACCGTTTATACGTTTCTCGTGTAGTCAATACATCGGGTGCTGATAATACAAAGGGACAAAACGCAAGATCATCATCAAACTCTGAAGTTACTCTGATTAAGAATAGCGATGACTATGAAGATAACTATTCGACTGGTATTTCTGGTGTTGGTTCTTGGGTAGCAAAGTATCCAGGTGAACTTGGCAACTCATTGAGAGTTTCTGTATGTTCTGGTGCTAACGCATTTTCAAGCACATTAACAGGTAATGTTGCGATTACATCAAATACTACAACCTTAACTGGTGATGGAACAATATTTGATGATGAAGTTACTGTGGGTGATGTTTTGATTATCGGTCCTGCTCGCACAGAAGTTCGTGTATCAGCAGTTACAGATAACACAACACTGACACTTGCGGCAACATACACTGGTAACACAGTTACAATGGATGATGCGGGTGGTTTATCCGATTCAGTAACTCGTAAGTGGCAGTTCTTCAGAAACTTCAATAAAGCACCGGGCACATCAGCATATGCTTCTGCTCGTGGTGGTTCTGGCGATGAAATGCATATCGCTATTATTGATGAAGATGGAGAATGGACAGGCACAGCAAACACTGTATTGGAAACATTTGAAGCAGTTTCTCAAGCATCTGATGCTAAGACTGAAACTGGTTCAGCAAACTACTACAAAGAAGTTATTAATCAGCGTTCTGAGTATGTTTGGTGGACAGCACACCCAACTGGTTTAACATCACCAGGTTCAACTGCCGATTCAACAACATTTACCGATACTGGTTTACCACTGAATGAAAGTTTGGTAGAGGGTTTAACTGGCACAGTCCCATCAAATGGTGACTACTTAGACGGTTACGATTTGTTTGATAACTCAGAAGAAGTTGACATTTCATTTGTTTTGGGTTCAGCAGCAAACCAAACTCGTGCAACTGACTTGATTAATAATGTTGCGGAAGCAAGACAAGACTGTATTGCAGTTCTTTCTCCAGAAAAAGCAGACGTTGTTGACAACGCGGGTTATCCAGGAAAGCAAACAGATGATTCTGTTACCTTCCGTAATCTGCTCCCATCATCTTCTTATGCAGTAATGGATTCTGGTTGGAAATATCAGTACGACAGATACAACGATTTATACCGTTGGGTTCCGTTAAATGGTGATACTGCGGGCATTATGGCACGTTCAGATGCTCAACGTGATCCTTGGTATTCGCCAGCAGGATTCAACCGTGGACAGGTTAAAAACTCAATCAAACTTGCTTACTCACCACGCAAAGCAGATCGTGAGGTATTGTATAACGCGGGTATCAACCCTGTTGTAACATTCCCAGGACAAGGAACTGTATTGTTTGGCGATAAGACAATGCTTGCACAAGCATCAGCGTTTGATCGCATTAACGTTCGTAGATTGTTCATCGTTCTTGAGAAGGTTATTTCTCAGGCGGCAAGACAGTCACTCTTTGAGTTCAATGATGAGTTCACAAGAGCACAGTTCGTTAACTTGGTAGAACCGTTCTTGCGTGAAGTACAAGGACGCAGAGGTGTTACCGATTTCCGTGTAATCTGTGACGAAACGAACAACACAGCAGAGGTGGTTGACCGCAACGAGTTTGTTGGCGACATCTTTGTGAAACCTAACCGTTCAATCAACTTCATTCAGTTGAACTTTGTTGCGGTTAGAACTGGTGTTGAGTTCACTGAAGTCGTTGGGCAAGTCTAAATAGAAAGACTAAAGGAGAGAACAAATGGCATTTAGTGTAACAGAGTTTGCTTCACAGGGTTTACCGTTTGGCGGTGCAAGATCGTCCCTGTTTGAAGTGGACATCCAAACACCAACAGGAGTTCCTAATGTGAATGATCGCATTAGGTTCACTTGTCGAGCAGCGCAGATTCCTGCCGCAACGATCAATAACATCAACATCAACTACTTTGGTCGGGAAGTAAAGGTTGCGGGTAACCGCACCTTTGCTGAATGGACACCAACCATTCTGAACGATGAAGATTTCCAAGTTCGTGACGCAATGGAAGCATGGTCTAACTCAATCAACAGTTTCCGTTCAAATCTAAGAGACCCTGCTTTGGCAACTCTCGCGGGTTATAGAACAGATGCAACTGTTATCCAGTATGGTAAAACTGGTAATGTATTGCGTAGATATAAGTTTGTGAACTTNTACCCAACCGAAGTATCGACTATTGATCTCGCATGGGATGCTGACACCATTCAAGAGTTTACCGTAACCTTCCAGTATGATTATTGGGAAGCGGTTACTGGTAATGCTGCACCTGGTGTATCGTTCAACGCAAACCTTAAAGTTTAGCGTAAAACCTCGGATGGGAGTGCCCCTAAATAATAGGGTAACTCCCATTTTTTTAGGAATATACAATGGCAGTAGATTTATTTGGATTCCGTATTGGTCGTGCGGATGAAGAGCAGAAACAAGCAATCGAAGTCCCTAGTTTTGCACCTCAACCAAATGACGATGGTGCGACGAGGTCGTGTCTAACCACGTTTACGGCACAGCACTTGACTTTGAAGGCACTGCAAAAAGCGAAGCAGAACTTGTAACCAAGTATCGTGAAATGTCACTTCAACCAGAGTGTGATACTGCGGTTGACGACATTGTTAACGAAGCGATTGTTGTTGATGATCGTAAGAATCCAGTAAACTTAGTATTGGATGACATCGATGTATCGGCATCTATCAAGAAAAGAATGTTTCAAGAGTTTGACCATCTCTTATCAATCTTAGATTTCAATAATAAAGCATACGACATTTTCAGAAACTTCTACGTTGATGGTCGTTTGTATTATCATATTATGATTGATCCAAAGAATCCAAGAACTGGTATTCTCAATCTTAGATACATTGATCCTCGTAAGATTCGCAAGATTCGCGAAGAAATCAAAGACAAAGATGCAAAAGATGCTCGCGCCAAAGGCATCCATCCCGGATTCAAAGAGTATTATATTTACTCACCGAAGGGTATTATGTCAGGTGCACAGTCTGCTGTCAAGATTTCAACAGATTCAATCTGTCATGTCACATCTGGTATGATGGACAATCGCAACAACATGACACTTTCGCATCTCCACAAGGCAATCAAACCACTCAATCAGTTGAGAATGCTTGAAGATGCAACAGTCATTTATCGTTTGTCTCGTGCCCCCGAAAGACGTATCTTCTACATTGATGTAGGTAACTTGCCTAAGATGAAGGCAGAGCAATACGTTCGTGATATGATGGTTCGTCATAAGAATAAACTGGTATACGATGCATCAACAGGCGAAGTTCGTGATGATCGTAAGTTTATGACGATGCTTGAAGATTTTTGGTTGCCTCGTAGAGAAGGTGGTCGTGGAACTGAAATCACCACACTTCCAGGTGGACAAAACTTGGGTGAGATGGACGATGTTGATTACTTCCGTAAGAAACTCTATAAAGCATTAAACGTTCCAACTTCTCGTATTGAAACTGAAAATGCTTTCAACTTGGGTCGTGCATCTGAGATTACTCGTGACGAACTCAAGTTCTCTAAGTTTGTAAACCGTCTCCGTTCACGGTTCTCAATGCTGTTTGATGATCTTCTTGAGATTCATCTTGTTCTTCAAGGTGTAATGACTCGCGAAGAGTTTAGAAAGATCAAAGGCAATATCCGTTACGATTACGTTGAAGACAACCACTTTTCAGAGTTGAAAGATACTGAGATTCTTACCAATCGTTTGACACTTCTCCGTGAAATCGATGAATACACTGGTAAGTATTTCTCACAACGTTGGGTTCGCTCCAATATCCTTAGAATGTCCGAAGAAGAAATGGATTCTATGGATACCCAAATCGATAAAGAAAATGCTGAACAAGGTGATGGGAAGATCAACTTGCCGATATGGGTGTCGATCAAGAACAACAAGAAGAAGTTGAAGCATTCTACGCAAACAGTGAACCCTCAGTTGAGGAGCAACAACTCGTTGAAAGTATGTCTAAATTATTAGAGGACGTAGACGTTGACGAACTGTTTGAAGATATAGACGATGACAGAACTTGAACAAGCAAAACTACTAGCAGCAGCACTTAAACTCGCACGAAAAGAAATCGATCAAGTTCGTGTTGAGTTTGAGGAGCAGTTTCTTGAGTTCACTCGCACCAACCTTGTAGAAGGACTCCAAGGACCGCAAGGTCCAAAAGGTGAGAAAGGTGAACAAGGACCCGCAGGACCCGAAAGAAGAATCGTTGTAGAAGCGAGAGGTCCTGTTGGACCACAGGGTGACACTGGTGAGGCGGGTCGCTCCGTTGATAAGGCATACATCCATGAAGATAACCTCTTTATTCAGTTTGACTCAGGCGATGAAATCCAAGTTGGCAAGGTTGTTGGTCCCAGAGGTGGGCAAGGCATCCAAGGTGAGCGAGGACTCATCGGTGAACAAGGTGAAGTCGGTCCCAGAGGAGAGAAAGGGGAAAGAGGTGATATCGGTCCACGGGGCGAACGTGGTGAGAAGGGCGAAAAAGGGGACATTGGTCTTAGAGGAATCCCCGGAGAGAAAGGCGAAAAGGGCGAACGGGGAGAAAAAGGCGAAACTGGTGAACAAGGACCAGTGGGACCTCAAGGAGATAAGGGAGAACGTGGTGAGAGAGGCGTTCGTGGTGAAAAAGGTCTCCAAGGGGACGTTGGACCTCAAGGTCCAGCAGGACGAGATGGAACAGAAGTAGACCTCGCTGATCTCAAAAAGCAAGTCGAAGATGATCTTTCTAAGTTTAAGATCGAGATCGAAGCACAGGTNACTCGTGCTAAGATGCAAGCACACGCATCTGGTGGTGGTGGTGCAGCACAACTCCGNGAACTAACTGATGTTGATGTTAGAACAAATCTATCNAATGAAAAGGTTCTTAAATACAACTCATCAACTGGTAAGTTTGATNTNGGAGATGCATCGCCAAATATTAATGTTGCAAACACAAGTGGAACTATCGGTGCTAATGTATCAAACTTTACATTTACTGGTTCCATTGA